TTCCCGCGACCTGAGGATCTTGGTACGACGGACAGCATTTTTTTGCGTTACGCAAAGTCACTTGAATTCCGGCCTGTCTCGCTAGACGATCGACAGAAGGGCGATCTGTTGGTGATGCGCCTTGGCACAAGAACACCAATGCACGGTGCGATTTATGTAGGCGGCGACAAGATTCTGCACCAGCGTGTGGACAGCATCAGTGCGGTAGAACCGTTGCGGCAGTATTATCGAAAAAGGATTGCGGCTGTCTTTCGTCATGCAACTTGTCATGCTGGCAGGTGAGCTTGGCGAGAAGTACGGTAAGCACCACGAGTATTACAACCTGCAGACGCCAGCAGATGCGATCAAGTTGCTGTGCATCAACTATCCAGCGTTGAAGCAGGAGCTGATGCAGGCGCACCATAACGGCGTTGGATACAAGGTGATCCAAGGTGGTGCGGCCATGGGATATGACGAACTACAGCTTCCATTTGGCAGCAAGCCATTGCTGGTGGTGCCTGTCATCTCTGGTGCGGGTGGTGGCAGTACGACACAGATATTGGTTGGGGTTGGCTTGGTTGCTGCGTCGTTTTTATTCCCTGGTGCAGGTTTGTTTGGCACTACTGGGCTGTTTGGCGCAGGCCAAGCGGCTATTGGTGTTTCTACTACTGCAGTTTTGAATGCTGCAGCAGTTGGCACAGCGTTCAGCGCAGTCGGTGCAGGCTTGATTCTTTCTGGCACGGCAAACCTAATTTCGCCACAGCCACAACTTGGCAATCTCGGTGCCAACAGAATCAGAGGCGAAGGCACAAACGTGCGTGGTCCTGGCCCTGACGGCGTAACACGCGGTGCGATGGGGCACGCAAACTAT